CCTCCGGCGTCGTAGTGGGAGTCTCAGTAGTCGTCGCCTCCGGCGTCGTCGTGGGTGTCTCAGTAGTCGTCGCCTCCGGCGTCGTAGTGGGAGTCTCAGTAGTCGTCGCCTCCGGCGTCGTAGTGGGAGCCGGTGTAGTCGTCGCCTCCGGCGTCGTAGTAGGAGCCGGTGTAGTCGTCGCCTCCGGCGTCGTCGTAGGAGCCGGTGTAGTCGTCTCTGTGCTCAGACAAGGAAAACTATAGGTGCCGATCTCCGGCGTGCCGGAGGGAAAACACTGGCAGAGACTATCGCATTCAGTGCCTAGCTCTATCGACCACCCGACACCGTCCCAATATGCAAGGCAATTACCACTACAGCTCATAAATACTCTGCTATGCTTTATGGAGGGGGAGGAGCTTCGGTAGTGGTGCCGCCACCGCCACCGGATTCTTCGCAACAAACGCGAGTATACTTACGCCATCTTAACTTCTGTAGCTCAGAACGGTTGGTTATCCGTATCATTTTCCAATCGATCTCAATGCGCATTCGATAGCCTGGTTTCCCGTCTTCTGTGCGGCAGTAGCAAATAATGAACTTAACTCTAGCCTGAATCCATACCCAAAACCGAATCCGCCATCGCCAATACTCCTGGGCTCTCCAACTCCAAGACCCGCAGCAGGAATCGACTGCCGTAGCCGGAACCGTAATCAATCTCCAGTCACAAAATGCTCTATCGAAAGGATCAGTACCGGGGTAGAGAAGACCGTCTAGATTTTCATACCAATAGCCGTGTACGCTATCTAGCCCCGAATAACAATCGCCGATGAACATCGGCCCGATATCTTTACAAACGCTAATCTCTTGCTGGCAGCAAGCCTCGTTCGGTTCTTCAGGGAATTCAACTTCGAAATCCATCCCTAAAAAGTTGAGGCTGGCCCGTCTCCACGGTTTAGCTATTAGAGGGCATTCACAGCAACATCGCTTCGTGCTCATGGGCTTCCCCCGTCGATATTATCTCCGTCCATAGCGGAATCAGGAGCACCGCCGTCTGGGCCGGCGATCATAGAGTCACCAGGACTTCCTCCATCATATGTCGCCGCTGCTTCCGGCGATGCGTCACAGCATCGGTCAGTTAGCGACCAGTGAAACGGAGTCGGATCGCCAGGGGCAGCGTTACACGCTGTAGATTCGGTGACTCCCCACGATGCAATCATTCTGAAATTAGTTAAATCGTCACTAGGTAAATCTAGGATACACCAATGGTCGTACATGGTTACTGTCTTGCCTAGCAACTTGACATTGGTTGCCCAGAATACGGTCCCGCGTGCTTTCTTCTTACCGAAGAAAGGCGACTTAGCATCAGTTTCCTCTATCCAGTCGATGAAATCGACTTTGATTTCTCGGTAGTCAGGTGCGGCTCCGCACCGTAGCTTCAGTTTGCTACAGGAGTGGATCGGCGGTAACAGGGTTTCCGGTTCAGGGCAAGGGCATTCAGGCGGACAGGTGCCTTTAGCCGTTACTAATTCCCATTTACCTGCCGTTACCTTATAATGGCACAGCGAATGGGAGCAGGTTGGACCGATAGTGGTTGTCGGCGTGCAACATTTGCACGTCGGGGCGGAGGTAGTCTGTACTTGTTTGTTGTAGCAAAGTGTATATGTTCTAGAGTTCACTTCCCCTACGTCACACGACGGAGGAGGACAAGCACAGTAGTCCAATTCCGCAGAGCATCCAAATTCTTTCAGATGCCAACGGATACCGTCGCTGTAGAATTCGCAAACACCGGCACACGGCACCGGCCCGAGGGAAGTAGTCGGCGGACACGCCGAAGTGAGAGGCGGGGAGGTAGAAGGGCAGTTGCAGATAGAACCGTCTACGTCAACGCAGGGGTTCGTATAGGGACCTCCGGTAGTAGTGCCTCGGGGCCATTTATCTGGGAAACAGATTTGGTCTGTAGGGCGTAGGTGATCGGCATCAGGGTCGCAGGGGCCAACCCAGCATTCACCGACTTCTGTAGGGCAGAAGTCGGGGCGGACGAAACCGCAACTACCTGCTTCCTGCAAGCTAGGTAGGGGCTCAGGCTCGGCTGTAGGATATGTTGCTGCTGCTGATTCCTGGGGTTTGGTGAGTACGGGGGTGTGTAGAAATCCGCGAGGAATAGGTTTGGCTTCTAGATCGTAGAGTAGGTTGCCTTCTCCGTCTGGGCCTGTTTGATTTCTATACGCCACATGCTCTAAGATAAAATCGTTTCTATCAGCGAAAGCACTGGAACCAAATGCTAAGTCCTTCCACACACCCCTGATATTGGCTTCCCATAGGAACCTTTCGTATAGACGAGGAACGTCATCTACGGCAGGATTGCGAGGCTTCAACGCTTCCATTTCGTTGTCGTCCATCCAGATGTCCATCTGCATCGGAAGCCAGACAGGAGGAGTTAAATCCACTCCCGATTTCATAGGTTGCGTGTCGCCCGTAGATTCCCAATAGACGCGGTAGAAACCAGTAGGATAGGTTCCAATAGTCTGAATCGCAGGACTGCGATAGGTAACTGCGCCTAGAAAGTCTCGTTCTTGCCAATACAGCAATTGCTGCTTATATGTCATGGCGTGCATGACTTTAGAACTACCTGTACCTACGTCGATGTCCGGGTCATCCCACGGTCCCTGGGACGCCATTCTGAGATATGGAGTTTCGTAGATGGACACATACGCCATCTTATCGTGCTGCTTGTATCCATTGGGATCTAATCCTAATGGATATAGTTCTGCTCGATGAAGAACCACATCGAAGCCATCAGTCTCGTCGTCATCCAATGGAGGACCGCACAATACCCAAGCGTCGTCAGTTCCGGTCCTCTTTGCATATCTCCGCGTGAGCGGCGGAATTGTACCAATAGCGGCAACTGCCCAGGCAGCAATATCAAGTAGTCCGCCGGGATTCCAGGTAGTGGTTGTGGCGGTGCTATCAGCACCCATACACACCGAAACCACCTCACCGTCTTCATACCAACACGGATCGCCCAGACCGAAACAACTACAGCCTGTCGGACAAGGCGTTCCTCCTGCCAATTGATAAACCAATCGCGGGGCAAACGTAGTCGCCGGGCCGCCTGTAGTTCCTGGACCCGTAGTAGGCGCCGGACCTGATGTTCCGCAAACCAGCATGCATCGATGATCTCGGCACCGTGGAGACGGTGTAGTCGGCTGGGTTACTGGCGGCTGAGTCGAGGAAGTCGGGACATTAAACGTAGTGGTCGGGGTGGAAGTAGTGCTTGCTCCTGAAGTGGTAGTAGGAGCTGGTGTAGTTGTGCCGGTTAATGTGTTAGTGCCGCACTGCCCAGTAGGCCATTGCCAGATCAAATTAGAATCTGCTACCCAGACGCCGTATCCGACACAACCGCAGTCAGGACCGCCGCCTGCCTCAGTCGGCGTATTGCCGACTACCCAGGTTCCATCGCGATGCTGGCTAATCCTGGCCCGACCAGCGAGGCTGTGTTTCGTGTAGTTGAATACCGCCCGTAGAACGGGCCTGCCGTCGTTGTATTTAAGCTCGACTAGCTTATCGTCATCGCCCCTAGCGAATACCCGGCAATAGACACCCGACGGCGATATGATGCCTTCGGCATCGACAGTAGCCGCAGGGAAACCGGAACCCGCAGGAGGCTCTGCCCAGTATTCATTACCGTCAACTGCCGGAGTAGGTCGTGTCTCGATACGAGGTCGCTTCGCCTGCTCCGACATAGTCTGTCGGACGGCTTTTGCGACTAGATCTCGGTCGGCCCTACTTAGATGATACGATTTCATGTGGCGGCACCGGGATCGCAGTAATGCTTAAAAGGGTAGTCGCCGTTGTCGCTTTGGCGAATACTGGAAATGGGTATTCTACTACCATTGCTCGCTTCGCTCTCAGCAGTCCGACAACAACGCCATCGGCGTTGGTGAGGACAATAGCGTTGGCTTCCTGTGCGTTTTTGAGCACATCAGGAGAGTTTGGAGCGAGCTTCGGTAAATCATGGGAGAGTACCAGTATAGGATAAGTCCCTTCCAGATGTCCTAAATTGATCGGTTGTTCTTTGGACGGGCTTATCTTTTGGATAGTCTGCCAAGCAGACTCTAAGCCCATGTTTAGGAAGTCGTAGGCGTGAGACGCCGCATATGCCTGCGAGGTGGCGTATTCCTGGTAGACAGCCTTGATGATGAACGTAGCCCGGTCGCCGTAATCCGCCATTTTCGACGTATTGATTGTTTCGTGGTTTTTCATTATAGGCTAGAAATGTCTGAAGGGATTCCGAGGAGAAGGAGATTGCCTTCTTTGTAAATCTTCGGTGTGATTATAGCTTGTGGAAACTGGTAGATTGGATTTCCGTCTCCATCTGTGCCTGTTTTGACCAGCGAGCGGCCTGACGAATCTAACGGTTTCACCGTGTTTTCGCCGTCAGGAGTCTTACAGTTCTTCCAGTTATTTGGATTCAGGGGATCGGCATCGAAAGCAATCAGCTCCCGTGTACCTTCTGCTGGGATGTCGTTATCGAAAGTCGTTTCCTTGATTTCAAATGTGTAGGTAATCGTGAAGTAGTAGCTACAGGAACCGTATACCTTACGCTCCCACCGAGCATCCACGAACCTGACGCATCTTGGCGGTAGCCCCCACAACTCAGCATCGTTCACCTTGTTGATGAGAAGCACATAAGTAGAAATCGGCAAACCAGCAGAATTGAACGTAATGTTCAAAGTAGGATACGATAGCCGGGTTTCGGTCAACGGGCCGGTGATCGGCTCGAAATTAGGGAACAAGAGCGGCTTATCATCCTTGTCCATCTTAACTTCGCGTGTCTCATGCACGAAGTCTCCAGACAAGTGTACCGGCTCTAGGAGTGGATTCTCCACTGGGAAAGTATTGCATCGCCAAGAGTGCTTCGTAGACCAAGTCTGAGTGATTACCCAGTTACGGCACTTAGCGTATTCGCCTGCATTCGGATGAGGGGCGATATTAAGCTCAGGCGTAGAAAACGCCCAGGCATCTACGCCATTGCTTTCCGGCCAAAGGGCAGAAAGGTTGTAAGGCTGTCCTACTGCGAATAACGGCCAATCGGCTAATATGTAAGCGATATTGTGATTGTAGTCGCTAGTCTCGATATGCCAATCGACCTCATAGGTACGATGACCTTCTAAATCTCGCTGGAAGCGAGTGGCTAACGGTCCTACTACTCTGGATGTTGGCATGGTTAGTTAGTCGGTCCTGATACGAAGGAAGCCATTTGCGGCGTAGGTTGTTTCATATTAGGGACTCCGCCTGCTGTATTCATAAATTGGGTATTCTTTGCGATACGCTCCAGTAAAGTAATTTGCTTTTGTTCTGCTGGAGTTCCTACTTTATCGCCTTTCATCATCTGGTCGTATCGATACAAGCGTTCGGCGTGAGTTGACGTGCCCGCGAGCGTCGGCATCGGTAGATCGGCAGGGGCATTAGAGATTCCTTTAGCTCGCCGCTTCGCGGCTTTGACTTCTTCAGGGTCTTCAGGCCGGACCATTGTGTCGAAATTCACAGGGCCGTCGAGTTTCTTAGTCTCTATTTCCTTTAGATCCTTCAGATACGGCTCTAGTCCCTTTAGCCAAGACTTCGGATCAAATAGACCTCCGGCTCCGGTATCTTTACCTATGACACCAGTTTGGTCCTTCAGCGCTTCTATATTACTTTTCAGCGTCCGTCTGTCGTTTTCTAGTATCTTCAAATTCTCACTTTCATTTACCCACTCCGCCCTGCCGACTACGCGACCCACTCGCATTCCCTGTTCGTAGTCCTGTTTGGTTAGAGGTAGCTGGGCACTCTGAAAAGCTCGGTTGGCTTGTGGTTCATAAGCAGCAATCAAAGCCTTCTGTGTCTCGATATTAGTATTCTTGCCCTGTAGTTCCGTTTCATACCGAGCCATTAAGTCAGTTGCCATTTGCTTGCGTTTGGCGGGGTCTTGCTCGGCCATAATCTTATCCATCTCTTCTCGATGTCGTCGATTGTTGATCCCATTTAGTTCGTCTTGTAGTTCGTTAGCCTTTTTCAGCTCTTCGTTGTATTTAATGACGTCTTTGTTAGCATTATACATAGTCGTGGCTAACACTACGCCGAAAGCGACTATGCCTAAAGCAGCAGCGGCGAATCCCAGTTGCATCATTGTTATAGATCCAATGACGGGAGCCAATGCTGTCACTGCGCTAATACCCAACCGAACGAACAACCATGCTAGTTGCCCCAGCAGCCACCGAAACGGCAGCAACAGCTTCCAGATAGTGCCTAGCACTATAGCTAACGAACCTAGCATCCACTTAGAGTAAGCTACCGCCATACCAAAGGCGTGAAACGCCGCTACAGCACCGAAAACCTTAGCTGCCAGCAAAGCGTAAGATTTAATAGTATCTGCATTCTTAGCATCTTTGAGATATAAAACCAAGGCATTGGTATACCGTAATACTTGAGCAAGTAACTTCTCGATATCTTTCTCGAAAATAGCGGCAATCTCTTTCTTAACCAGAGTCATGGTTTCTAAAATCTGGTTGGTCATACCGTCGATGGTCTTGTTGTAGGCCGCCATCTGCCCGGCGTACTTGCCGCCTTCGGCGGTTCCTACTTCCAATGCCTTGACAACGAATTCTGCGTCTATGCGACCTGCTCGCATTGCTTTAGAAAATTCGTAGACTTTGGCTTTGATGTCCTGCTTAGAGGCATTGGGGCCGAGCATGTGCTCAGCAGCGATTTGCAGCGGATTAAAGCCGTGCTCCGTCATTTGACGGAGTTCTTGGCCTTGAAGTCTGCCTATAGAAGTAGTCTGACCTACCGCTAATGCTAATAGTCGCAGCTTTTCCGCATTACCGCCAGCTACGTCGCCTAGCATCCTAGTAGTGTCTACAGCATCTTCAGCCTCCATGCCGTACCGCATCATAAGCGTCGTGCCCTCCATCACGGAAGACATGGTGTACGGCGACAGCAAAGCGAAGTCTTGTAAGTCATTCAAGACTTGTTTCGCTTCTTCGGCGGAACCTGTGAACTGCCTAATGCCGACTGCGTAGTTCTGGAACTCCGCCAATGGCTTAACGAAACTAGCGGCACTCCCGACCATGCTCATCAGGGATTGTCGGTGCATGTACATATCAGCGCGAGCGCCCATCATGTTGCCGCCGCCAGCTTCTAACCCTCTACTCATGCGTCCACCCCACGTAGTGGGGTTACGCCAAGAGGTTTGCCATGCTTCCTGACGGGCTCGGCCCGTCCTTACTTGCCTGAGACGGGAGCGGCGAAGAACTCTTTGTTCGTCAGCGGCCTGGGCCTCTTCTCGCTGCGCTCGGTATCGGCGGATAGAAGCGGCTGCCCGCTTCGCTCTCGCTGTGTCTTCGGCGGCCCGTTTATCCTCGGCGATGCGTTGGTTTTTGTAGGCTTTATCTACTTGCTTGTTTCGTCGGTTTGTCTCGTTGCGGCGATCTTCCCAAATACCTCGAATAGTATTCGCGGCTTTCTTGGCTCTAGTCTTAGCGGCGGCAAGTTCTTTCTCTCCGCTGGCTACAAGTCCGTTTAGATCCATGCCGTCTTTGGCGGCCTTGCTGCTTTTCAAGCCTTTGAACGTAGAAGTCAATCTACCAAAATTCTTAACGGCATCGGAACGCGTCTGATCGGCGTATTTCTTATTGGCCTTGCGCATCCAGTCTAGAGTATCCTTATGGATCTCTTTCTTCTTAGAAGCCGATTCTTTGTCCTCGGCTATTCTCTGTTTAGCGTATGCTTTATCAATAGAACCTAGACGCCGAAGCGTCTCTCGACGCTGTTTGATTTGATCGAGATTAGCTTTGCCGAAATTCTTAGTGATCGAATCCGCAGCTTCTTTGGCAGCCTTAACCGCGTCCTCTAAACCTTTTTTCAGCTTAGACGAGTCCGCAGTAATCTTTACGACTAATGGAGGTAGTTCGCGAGATGGGCCGCTCATATTTCTTTAATCCCTAGAGCCTTCAACCACATCGCCTTAGAGGCGTCAGGGTTAGGGGCTGGAGTTTCATTGCTGAATTTCAGTAAGTGGTCTTCGATCTTCGTTTTACTCTGACCCATCGTACATGCCACTATGTGAGCAATAGACGCCAAGTACCAGTCCTGCTTTTCGCGCTCCTGCTTCCGTCTATAAAAATAGGCCATCCATTTTTCCAGATCCTCATAAGTAAGATACTCTTTGAGGATTTGGACACTTGGACAGCCTGTTTCGTGTGCCACGTAGTACCAAAGGTACTCTGAGTCACTTAGGACTTTTTTGGGTCAACTTCCTCGTCTTTGTCCTGATTCATCTTGTTGATATCAAGAGCTATCTTGTGTAGCCCTTGAAGCGTCTCATCAGGCCATCCGCCGAGAGTCGAGAACTCGACTAACTTGCCATCCGGCCCCTTGACGCATCGCTTGAGAAGCTCTGTGAACTGACCCTTGAAATCGGTGATTTCGATCACGTTACCGGCACCGTCTAACTTCAACTTAGCCGCCTGGGCGGCTCTGTAGTCGTCAGCTTGGGCTCCGGTAAGCTGGTGAATGGTGTAAACCACTTCGCCAGCGTCACTCTCCAAGGTTACTTCCTCAAACTTGGTCTTAGCACTAAACTTTAACATCACACTGTCCGTAAAGAGAAAAGATTACGGAGCTACAGTAGTTGTAGTTCCGGTAGCGTAAACAGGTCCAATTTCGGCAGGTGGGTTGCTGGTTGTGAGGTTGGACGGACGTAAGGTCAACGTAGCCGTTGGCTTTTCGTTGGTTGTGTGTTCGTCTGGGACGAACGATTGGACGATGGCATAAACAAGCACGTTGGCACCGTCTGGAAAGTGCACCTTGATCGCACGATTTGTGCGAAGAATTGGGATAATTTGCTCGATAGCACCGGGTGCATAATGCACCTTGACCGACATTTCGGTCGCAGTCAAAAGAGCACCGCCGAGGAAACCTCGCCAGTTGTTCGTCCTCATGTTGGTCTGTTCGACCGAATCGTCCGCTTCAATCCCGAATGGGTTGAGCGAAACTTCTTCGAATCGGGCAGTCAAACCGACGATTTCGATTAAGGTACGATGGCCGTTACGAAGGATTGTGTTCGACATACTAAGATATCACCATGAAAAACGCTTGATTGAATCGCCAACGGCGAGTTTGCGGCTCTTGCCCCATGCATCCCATTGTATTAGCTTTCGTGATACATTGCACGATTCCGCCATAAGTAGACGTGGCGGAAACATGCCTCAATACGTCTTCCCAGAGCGTCGGTAACACGTTCCCGGCGTCAATGTGGCTCTGGGCACGTACCTGGACTTCAACGCGATCCTGGGCCGTTTGTGTGTCTCTGAGAGTGCGTTGGTCGAGGAGCCCTCTTTCGTCTACGACGACAATGGCTTTGTCGGGGGCATCCTGCATATGATTGACGTAAACCGTATATCCCAATTGGGTGGCTCTAGTCAGAATTACGGAGCGGAATACTTCCGCTGGGGTGCGAATTGTCATACTGCTAGAATTTGCCAGAAAAGGGTGGTTGCTCTGTCTTCGATGTCGTTTACGGCCTCTTCTAGATATTTTCGCTCATACGGGAGATCGTGCTGGAAAACCGCATAGTCCGCAGGGACGCGGGGGCGTCCATTCTTCACAAAGCCAGTTACTGGGTTACCGAAGCCGACGACGGCTACTGAATTCCACCCAGAACCCATAATCCACCACTGCCCGGACGCCTTGAGGGCTCCGGTATCCACTGGAGTATTGAACTGGGCATTGCGGAGCAATTCCCTAGCTACGATAGCTAGCCCTTCCCGGTATGCCTTAGCCGAGTCTTTGTTGTATTTTGCCAGAGCTGCTCGCAGCTCCTTTATACCCTCGACCTTGGCTTTTATTTTCATGGGTTTTGTGGATTGGCCGGTGCCGTCAAAGTGACGACGGGCGGCACTAAATGGATGGTTTTGAGGATCTCTAGAGCATTGTTCAACCCAAACAATCCGAAACCGAAAGCTATGATAGCCCACGTAACTTTCGGGTACTTCTTAGCTAGTTCTGTTGCGGTCACGATAAATCGTTGCTCCGTGCTTATTTGCGAGTAGGCGGCGAATGAATCACTTAGTTCTTTGGTGGCTTTCTCTGATTTCTGGATGGCGGCCAAAGCGGTGTCTAACGCCGCATTGGTTGTTTCTTGATGAGGAATCCACGTACACACACAAAACTCAATGTCACCTATCGGAGGGAACCGCATAGCGGTTAAGGTTCCCCAGCAAGGTGATGCGTTTTTGCGGTTGTATCGGGTCCGGATATTATATATCGGGGAATACGCTTCCCATTGTTCTGGGCAATCAGGATCTCGGTCAAAATCGGCACCGGGTATAACTATTTGCCTCCAACCTGCTTTCTCTAATTCATCTGAAGAATAACCACTCCATTCTTCGAAAGCCTTGTTTACCCACAAAATAGCTCCGCCGGGCTTCGATACGATCACACAAACCTGCATGTGATGTAGAAACGCTTTGAGATCGTCGCATCCTTTTAGTTGATTTAGCCATGTCATGCGTATGCCTCAAATAATGTTACGTTTCGGCGTCGTAGCATTGGCGTAACGTCCACTGCTATGATCTCGAAAACATCGGGATGATTTCGGGGATTGTATGCATAGACGATGGTATCCGGCTCTCCGCCATCATAAGTAGCAGTAGACGGGTCGCCAGGGCCGCCTCCGTCTAACACGTCTCCGTCCATGACGGAGCTGGGGGTTTCACCGTTGTAGCCGGAATCGTCTACCGGAATCGTTTTGCCCTTCTTGATTAACCCTTTCGGTGCTAACCGAATCTGGGTTATAAGTTCGATCTTAGAGAATACCGGGGAACCGTCAGCGTCGAATACTTGTTTCAAGCATTCGTCCCATCGGCATTTGATGACGACCGGAGCGCCGTAGATCGGTTGCCCGTACATATCGGCACCGGCATACGGCCAATAGACAAGACTATCCTTTTGGACTGTTTTGATAATTTGCATCTATGATGCCTCTCCTGCCCAGAAGAATTGCTTCATGCCCCCGCCTGTAATAACTCGGTTATTCCAAGCTGCTAGCTTGCCGGTAGTATCCAGCAACATTGCCGTAGTGCCGTAAGTCGTGATCCCTAAGCCTTTGTCTAGGTGCTGGTTGTACCGCACCATCAGACTCTTGACCTGTTCCATCGATACCCGAACGTCGGTAACCGCCATAAGGTGGGCCGCAATGTAGCGAACTACCAATTCCAACTGGGCATCCGACAGCGATGAACTTGTGCCGATAACCGCATTCACAATCAAAATAGCATCATCAATAAACGGCTGTACATCAGGGATGATGGAAGCATCGTATTGGATGATTCTTTGTACTGCTTCTTCGGTTGTCGTCGCTGGCATTAGTTCTTCCAGGTGCTTAAAGAGCCTGAGTGTGTCGCTGTCTTACCGCCCGCCCACCGGATCTCATAGCGAGGATAAACACCGCGCGGGTTAGCTGTTTCATCGACTTTTTGGAAATTCCATCCCTGAGCTGCCCATTTAGGGAAGATATTCTTCTCGTCGTACTTGCACCAACTACAAGAGTCTATTGTATACTGAATTACGACATTTGCCTTAGCTACCGGAGCTTTTACTGCTAGCTGCGAATTGTGGAGATCGTCGTGCATTTGCAGCATCTCGCTTCGCGACATACCGATTACATCTACTCCGTGTACACTTCGTAGATGTGTACCCAGGTCGCCAGGATACGTCCAACGATAAGTAGGCTTGACGACTACCGGCTCTACTTTGGATTTAGGCGGCTCCACTTGCGGGGTAACTTGCGGGGTAACTTCAGGAGCAACCGGCGTATCGGAAGTCAGAACAATAGGCTCGTCTAGGACAAGCGGGTTGTCGGCAACAACAGGAATGCATCCTACCGACAGCAGACAAAGGAAAAGCAGCAAATATTTCATGCGGCACCTGGATTGAATTTGGAACCAGTGTAGACCCAGAATACGTGGGTTTTGGCACATTGCCACAAGCTGCGCATCGTGATTTTTCCGAATCCGTCTTCACCCCATCCTTGGCCGCCGACGCGGCCTAGATCAGGATGCTTTGCCGGACCCCAAGAGTTCTGGATGTCGGGATGGACGAGATCGTCCTTGGAACCTACCCACTTCGCACTATGTGCGACTAGGGCATGGTTCCCGTATCCTTGGCCTTGGCGAATGTAACCTTTGCTATCTAACGACATAAAGGCATTGCTCGCGTGTAACGCGATGATAATTTGGTGATCTCTGGCTAAGGCCGATGCTACGGCCCTGTTAAATCGCTCGTAAGAGCTTACAGGCACGCGATACGGCTCCCAGGTCTGAAAGGTCGGAGCAGCGGAGTCCGCTGCTTGTAGGACCGCTGGAGCGACTTGGCGACGGCTAAACGCCGTCAGAGGGAACTTAACAGTCCGTCCGCCGACCTGGAGATTGACAGGAGATACGCCCTTGGATGTCAACCAATGCAATGCGTCTACTAACTGAGAGCCTCCGTCTACGCCTCGGTTAATATTCATGTAGAGATGGCTATCAGCAAACAAGGTGCCGGTCATGCCGTCTCGCATACGGGTGTTATGCATAGCAGCCACAACTGCACTTGCATTGCATTTACCGATTGACCCTTGGTTAATGATTAAACCACTTCGCATCCTGCGAAAAGTCTTGTATGTGTCGCCTTTGAGCGACTTTTCGATGTCCTTATCTTCGAGGAACCAGTCTTCCGGGTATTCCTCTGCTTTGAGGGATTCCTTGATAGCCTCGGCAGTGGGCATAAGAAGCCCGGTGCCGACAGCAGCACCGTCGAACAATTGCAATGGTTCTTGTTCGTCGTTCATTTCAGGATATCCTCGAATCCAGTTTTCCACGGCACTACTTTCTTAAACTCTTTGATCTTCCCGGCTTCCAGCTTTCCGGCAGCCAAAAATGGAGGCTCTACGCCTCTTTCCTTGGCTTTGTTAATTAGACCGCTGAAAGCGGTGTTATCGTCGTCGATCAATAAATAACCAGCAAATCCGGCAGAGGAAACGAAATCCTTTGCTCCTCGGATAGCAATCACTTGATCGACCGTTGGTGTTTGTTTCTCATAGAGCACAAACAACGTCTGATCTTTGAATGCAGCTACGGGACCACTAGGCCCCGTCGCAGGAAAGCGGCCTGCCGCTATCAACAACAGACCACCTAGTATCATAGCCCCTTTCAGGAATAACTCTTTCACGGCAATTACTCCTTCGGAGCGGGAGCCGCTATTTGGGACATGACAACAATCAAGGCGTCTACGCCTTTCTTGGGGTCAGGTTTCTTTTCTAGGTGACGGAGAATTGCTTCGCAGTAAGCCAAGGCTGTAGCTCGGTCAGGGACCGAGACGGCATCTTTGGTTTCGGGACCGACGATTCGGTCGTTTAGACCTTGGATCAGTTTTTCGATGACCGCATCGCGGTCCTTGTTGGCCGGAAGAAACGGTTTAAGAAACTTCCACCCACTCCAAAGAACACCGGAACCAATTAGCAAGCCTCCTGCCCACGTAATAATTTGTTGATAATCCATAGTTTAGGCTACCTTTTTCAAAAGTTGAGCATCTGTCTCATCGGCAATAGCCGATGCTGCGGCGTTACGACTCATGTAATACTTAAACACAGCTATCGCTATCTGAATGAACAGTGCGACTAATGCCGGATCAATTGCTTGTGTCCGAGCATCTGATTTTACAAGCCTTTCGAATTCGACGCTATTTCCGCCGGCAGCGGCTAGCTTTTCGCGTGCTACGCGAACTGCTAGGAGGCGCTCGGAATTGGATAGCCTGTTGGCTCTGCGACCGAAAAACATTAGCTGGGTTCCTTTATGGGCTCCGAAGCTACGGGTGCGAATGCTTCGCGGAACTTCTCGGGGCCAAAAATCTTGACGAGGTCGTCGTCACTTTCGACGACTGCCGGAGCTTTGAAAGTTTTATCTCCGACGTGGTGTAAACCACCGAGAAGTTCAAACTTTCGCTTCGGGGCTTTTTCTACTTCTTTTGCCATAATTCTGTAACCGGGTTAGAGGATGAATTGGAAACGTATATTACGAACTCTTATTGATGTATTCCCACGTTCCGCCAGATCGGAAATATAGCCGATCATTTGTTATGTCAACTGCCAGCGTACCGTCGCATGGAGCTACAGGGAAATCCGCATCACTTACAGCACCAGCTTTTGTAAACGTCGCAGATCCCTTGCCGTTGCGGATGATATGGCTATTTGTTGCGGTTCCTACAATAGTTGTAAAGACAGAGTTCTCGATTAAAAAGTTATCGACGGACGATAATCGAATTGTCTTTGTCTCATCACGAAATAAGCAATGACTTATCTGTAGATTCGTTACGGCAGTTGCTGCAACCGCGTCACTAGCAAGCGTGGCCCATCCTGTTTTACAGTGTTCTAAAATAGCATTGTTCACATCGAAAAAGTAAAACGCTTTTCCAGTACCGCTACCCAAGTCGGCTGTAGCAGATAAGCACCTTTTGATAATCACATCTTCGATTTTCTTACCGCTGTAAGGCCGTGCCAAAACACCATAAACCGCACCTTCCTCGAATACACAATCTTCAAAGATTGCTTTTCCATACTCGTAATACGAAAGAGGATTGCCTTCAGTATAATGGTAGTTTACGTGCACCCAGGCAAGGCTTGGAGGCCCAAACTGTTTGCTAAGTGTTAGACTATCGTTGTACCTAGCCCAGTCAATCCAGTAACAATTGACACATCGGAAACCCCACCAATTGATAACTTGGACGGTGGAAACGTCGTTAGATGAGTTGTAAATGCAGCTTGAAAATTTGCAATTCGACATCTCGGTTTTGCATCTATCGAAAACAATGCATCCTGGTCCGGCTGCTGTCCCACCGCCTGTGGCAGCGTGATCAGCAAGCCCGTTAAAATGGACATCACGAATAACGCAAAGCAACATTTCTTTTAGTCGGAAAACGCAGTACGCATCACGGCTTTCCATCGGTGTACCCATGACGGACCCACCTTCCATAATAAACACATCTAACACCGAGAAAGTAAACGCTGTGGCATTAAGTGGAACGCTTACGTGCAAGACGGCTTCGCTGAGGTCCAACCGCAAAGAGTTAATCTTGTCCGTGAAATTCATTACCACCGGAGAAGCGATAAAGACATGCCCTTGCAGTGCAAGCGACAGAACGCCAGTATTTGCCACAGCCATTGTGTTGAGTGCAGCTTGAATCGCAGGCGCATCGTCAGTGCCATACGTGCAAGCCTTCGTGCCACTTGCTAGCATGTTTGTAGCTAGTGTCACTTGCGTTGCACTTTGCCGCGATATAATCGTCGTCAACGCTTTTACGCCAGCACCTAAACCATCCACGACTGAAATTGTTTTGCCAACATCGGATGCTGCAAAACCAGCAGTTGCAGACGTTACAATTGGAGATCCGTTTGTGATAACCAAATCGGACAACACCCTTGCGTCTGAAGCCGTGGTGATACCTTGTCGAATGTTTACGTCTTCGATGCCCAGCAACGTCCTCATCCCAGCCGCATCGACACCGACAGGATTTGCAAGCACCCCGCTAGGATTCGCCAGCACCGTACCCGCAGCGATATGCCCAGGCGTAGAATACGCCAACGAAGTCCAAGCCGTCGTGCCGTCCCCGACTTTATACTGCTTAGTCGTCGTATCATACCCTTGCTCGCCCAAGGCGAGCACTGGATTAGCAGCATTCCAGGCACTTGTGGTGCCCCGTCTGATTCGAATTGTATCGGCCATTAGAAATTACCCGTAGACGTAAGAAAAAACCACTCGGTACAATTATAACTCATACCGAGTGGTTCGATTGAAAACTGGTCAACTTTCAACTACTGCTTAGACAGTAGTTGCGTTGCCGGTATAATGGACGATACCTGACTGCCCCGATTGATCCTGACGGATCAAAGGCACCATCAAAGCCATCAATCGCATGTTGAGTGTCTCGCCACCGTCTGTGTTCCACTGAACCAATCGCATGTCCATTCCGACAAGGATAGAAGCAGTTTGAGCACTTCTTCGAACCAAAACCAACTGATTGCCAGTGAGGTAGTCAATTTGTTGAACGCTGTTGATAACCGAAAGTTCGGCAATCTTGTTCTGCAAGTTGCTTCCTGCATAGTTAGCAGAGTAATCGCGAAGCATGTACTGCATCAAGCCAGTGCTGAAGTACAAATCGTATGTACCGAACTGGTTTTGATCTTGTTGCTTCTTGACCATCTCAATGACGCTGTTGTACAACATCTGAGGTGTCCATCCGCCAACTGTTGGGTTCAAGAACGCTCCTGTTTGACGACCTGGGAAGTTCGTCAAACCGTAGAGAGTGCCGCCGCCGTATGCGTATGTGCCCCAAGTTCCCAAAGCCATTTTTTCGATGGTTTCCGCAACTCGCTCGGAAGCCATTTCCAAAGTGGTTGTGCTGATTGCTTGACCGCGATTTCGGCTGATAGCCAATTCGCGAGCTTCGAAGGACAATTCCTTGTGGACAATAGGCAAAGGCAAGTTGACGATATCGGTCGTAGGACGATCAATCGTCGCACGGCTCTTTGGACTCATCGAAACCGACGCTTGGTCGATGTCGCTTACTCGTTCGTATTGATATACGCCGAAGTTGTATGCGTTCGCGAAAGATTCAGTCATCCCAGCGGCACGCATAGAGTTTACCAACTGCAACCGAGGCTTCGCTACGCGAACAACGGCGGCATCGAGGTATTGCCATTCGTTCTTTGAGAGAACCGCACCATGGTTGCCGATGAACTTTGCTTCGTACAACGGCTTGCCGTTGCTGTCGTACTTTCCGTTATGCACGGAAATGTATGACTTTCCGTCTTCGCCAACGTATGGGCGAAGGGAGTCGTAGTTACCGCCTGTGGAAAGGAGTCTCTGTGCGACGGAACCGTTGGCAATCAAGCCGTTGTCCGTTGCCGAGAATCCGCTATCAACTTGAACTTGTGTTTCCATGATTCTTGTTTTTGGTTCTTTCTTGATTGTGGGTTACGCGAAGCGAACGAGTACGAGATCTTCGGCTGTGGTTGTGATCGCTTCTTCCGAGATAGCTACGATCTTCAACGGAGAACCGCTGGCTACGACCAACTGACCTGCGTTGTTGTACATCATTTCACTACCTACGCTCACAGTCTGGGATGTAGGTACTCGGACGTAACCGAGCATACCGGGCATTGGATGCACTGCTCTCGCTCGTGCTCCGGATGCGTAGATTCGATCTACACCGCCGCCGGTTGTGTGGTCGCCTTGGAACTTGTCTTCACACAACAAAATCGTAGCCGCTTGGCCGATTGCTGTGTTTTGGAGATCATACGACCCGTTCGACAAAACTCGGACAAGATTGCCCGGCTTGAGCGGAGCGGTTGTCGTTCCGGCGCTGATAGGTCGTTCTACGTCAGGAACATCCAGACCGAACGAATCCTTCAAAATTGTGTTTGCTGATGCTAATGCCATAGTAGTATCAAATTCCTCTGGTTCTGGAAATTAGAATGTGGAGAGTGGAACAAGGGGGCTTACTTCGACCTTGGCCGGAGCAGCTTGGTTGCCGACAAATGCTTCACCTGCATAGACAGGTGCTTTAGCAGGAGCGGCTGGAGCTACGGCAGAACTGATAACACTTGCGAACTTTTGCAACTGTGCTGTAGGCAAAGATGCGAGTTCGTCGGAAGTGAAAGTGTCCTTGCTGTTGGCGATGATCTTGTTAATCAGTTCTTCGCGACTCTTCGCGACTACTGCTATTGCATCATCGATTTGGATCTTAACGGAAGGTGCGGCATGTTCAAGTAGCTCTGCAACCGAATTGCACACTAGCTTCACCGGCTTGGCTTCTGCGACAGGTGCCGCTGGAGCGGCTGGGGTTTCTTGTGTTTCCATCTTCTCTTTTTGGTTCTGAACGGAATAGGATACCTTGCGGGTCACCTTGACCTTTTCTCCTATTAGTTTAACTGATTCATTTTCAATTTCATAATTTTGTTTGAAGTATTCTGTTTGCCCGTTAGCCACCATCGAGAAAATGACAGAATTCTGGTCGATATCTTGGGCATACGCCCAAGTAGAATCGCCGGTAGGATCATATTTGTCGTAAGCGGCATTTACTGCATTTGCAATTAAAACAGGCACTTCGTCTGCTCTAGTCGGCTTGGCCGACTTGTTGACCAGTAGTCCGGCTCCGTCTTTTAGCGAACAAGCCCCTTCACCTTCAAGAATGATCGCTAGGTGATCCGGCTTGAATGCTGTGGCCTTGGCGATGTAATCTTTACCGTTGTGGTTGCCGTTAGCTATGAGAGCTTCGACAAACAATCCGGTGCTGACTTCGAGCTTAGTATTGGCCAAGAGTGCCGAATGCACTATTTCGGCCCCTTTGACCTTGCTGAGTCTCTCGGCATCGAACCAAGCCTCGGCTTGTAGCTTTTTGGTTTTCCGGTTGTACTTAGTATTAAGTACCATGCCGATAGATCGACTATCCAGCATCTCGGGCGTGCATCCGGAAACCTTGTTACCTGAATTATCTTCAGGGTGTCCGATGGTAATCGGACGAGCATTCCAAGCAGAAATAGAAGCGGTGATGTCTTTTTCTTCATAAAGCACAGGCCCGGCGGAGCCGGGCCAAACGCCTTCAACCAACATCGAAACCGGAGCTACAAGGTAGCTACGACCCTGAAGAGTCTTCTCTTGGACTTTGTTCGAAAGGTTGGCTATCAGCTTTTCCATCAGATTCTCCAGTGGCGATATCTTCTACCCAGGCAGCTACGGCACCGACAACGGTGGGGATATAGAGTGCCCAATTCATATTGGCATTGCCCTTCTCGATTTGTCGCATGTGCGACTCGATAAGGTCAGCTAATTCAGTATCATTGTACTTTTTCCCAGGCTCAATACCTGAATTCACCACATCGAGGTCATCGGTGATGTCTAACGCGGAGGCGAGAGCCTCCCTATGATCCCCTTGACGGAGAGCGGCTGCCATTGATAATGCGGCTAGTGTGTTGAAGTCTTTCATTTTGCCCTCTGTACGGTGTTGGTAGGTGTTTTTCCGGGGTCTTTGCGATTTCCAGGTTTCGGCACCTTTGGTATAGAGCTAGGGGCATTTCCACCGGCGGAGCCGGTCATGCCCTCAAGTTGCTTGAATACCAACGAATGCTCAGTCGGCGGAGCCGACTCTATCGCCTGTACCTGTTGACCAGAGTAACCCATTACCTTGCCTAAGAATTCCGCTCGCGGAATAATGGCTTCGGCACCAGCGGTAGCATACCGGGCTAAGGCTTCGGAGAAGTCCTTAGCGACCTTGGCCTGTTCCATGATGTTAAGAGGAGCCATCGGCTCCCACTTGACCATATAAGGCAAAGGTTGATCTTCTTGAGGTACTGGAGTAGGCAATGCGCCTATCTGGATCAATCGATCAATGAATGGTCGAATCAGCGACGGGGTCACGTATCGCTCTTTGCGGAGCATAATGCGCTCACGCCATGTGATCGTATCCTGCGGACTGTCTAGCTGCCCTTGTTGGGAGCCCATAAAAGTCTGCATAGGGATCGCCTTCGTCATGGCGATCAGCATCAATAGGTTCCGGGTATGGTTTGTCGGGTCCGCAATCTGCGGAGCAATTGACTTGACCGATACGCCTACCATAGTAATGTACCGCTGAAGTCCTTCCGCATACATCTTGACGTCTTCGCGGAGAGCGTCCCGCTCTTCGGTAGAGAATTCACCGTGTTTTGGATCGACTTCGAACGATAGCCCAGGGAAGCCGCCCTTCCAGAACATCTCGCCGGAACCTCCGGCGACTTTGCGTAAGTCCATCAACCGGTTCCAGACATTCTCCATTCTCGGCTGGCCGAGGATTTCAGACTCAATTAAATTGTCTGCGGCATGGAGGATACGGGACCAGTGGACTCTCTCCGTCGTGTACGACGTGTTGCTAGAATTGGTAACTTCGTTGAAGTTCAGGTTGTAATACAGAGGATGATTGAACCGTGGATTGGTAGGATCTGTCTCCCACTCCAATACGCTGACGGAAGCCTCTGTGAAGACTCGGTAGTAGATAATATTTGTGTCGGTGCCAGGACCGTCGAGCATTTTATGCTCGTCGTAGCCGGGTGCCGGTATTTCCAGAGATGCTCCATCGTCCATGCCGATGAGCATCACGCCGTAGCGGAGAATGCCGCTAATGCGGTCTAAACGGTGAAGATAGGAGAAAAACCGGGTCTTTGCTTCTAGGCGGTCTACCGCCTTTTCGAACTCGGTATCTCGTTCCTCTTCCGTCTCGTAAATCTTGGGGTATTGTTGCCAGCATTCATCCGGTTCCAGCGTTACGACACGGGAGGCGACATCGCCTCGCCGAAACATACGCACGTAATCGTTGTCATTGATGAAGTTCTGGTAGCCACACTCTTTATCTAGATCCCGAGTGCCGTCAATCCCGTCCATGACGGGAATGCCTGCCAATGCACGGTCGTATAGATTCGTTAAGAATTGGAAAGTCGGTGTCATTGCGGCTGCCTTGGATTAGGAACTCTGATTCTGCATTGTAACAGAACAAGGGTTAATGTGCAATTTTTCCGTTACCAAGGTGCCTCGACTGTGCTATAGTGTAGGCAGAAAGGATTACACTATGCTTATACTTGGTTTTGTTTACGCGGTCGGGGTTGTATTCCTGTACTTGAGGCTGGAGCGAGTGCTTAATGTCACCGGCAGAGAGCCGTGGGTGAATGCCGCCGTGCGGCATACGGTTGCCGCCTGCATGGCTCTAACTTGGCCGATACTGGCTACGGTAGCTGCCGGAGCCATCATAACGGCGTTGCTGTCGCCTCCCGACGACCCTACCTAAGCACGCCCAGGCGTACAGTAGGCTTGGTCAAGATCTGAAAAGCCAGCGAGCTGGCATCGACTTGGTCGTCGTGGATGCCGTCTGGGAAGTGCTTTAGTTCCTCGACGTATTCGTCCCACACTTTCCCGCGTATCGCCGTGTGGACATTGCCTAGATTTATTTGCGTGGCAAATAAATCGGCCCGAATGTCCTTGCGAGCGGATGACCGTTCGACGTTGACAATGAAGCCCATTAGCCGGCGACTGGCGTGGATTACGGCTTCTTGCCCGGCGGAGCCGGGCTCTTGCTCCATGCCGATGCGACACGATTTACCGTCCGTATGTGCCGTCAGCAGGATGATCTTTTCTCGTTCATCCGTGCTCCATTGGCCCCGTTTGATATCCAAAATCCATACTTGGCCGTTTTCTAGGATGCCTAGCTTTACTCCTACCGTGTAATCCCCGCCTTCGGTGAGGTATGCTCTATCCCATGCTCGGACGATTTTCTTGAAATCCCGGTCTGCCGGTGCCGCGATATGGTCGGTGATGATCCTATCTACCTTGATGGCACCGCCTCCGGGCGGTATCGGTTGCTGTAAGATCTGACCGGCGTAGCCATATTCCCCTAATTCCTGCCTGATACTGTTGAGAACACTTCTACTTAACCTGACTGGATCAAATAAGTCATCCTTATAATAAGCAGCTAGCTCCGGCGGATGGATAGCACTGGTCTTTTCGCCTGGGAGGCAGATAATCTTGATGTTCGGGAACTTGGTTAGCATCACCTCGGTAGGGTCCATGATCGAGATTCGCTGCATCACTAAGTACGTCCAAGAGACGGCTTTGTCTACCTTACGGCTAGGAAGCGTTTCTGAGACGTATTTGGCTGCTTCCAGCAGCTTTGCTTTCGACCACCCGCCTTTTGGATCGATAGGATCGTCAATGCCGATACAGTGAGCGTGGCGACCTGTGATATTACCGCCCGTACCGGCGGCGTATCTGTCGCCGCCGAGGGTATTTGACCAAATGGACTTGTTATTTAGGTCTTCTCTGAGGACTATTTCCGGAAATAGCTTCTGATATAGGGGGCATTGGATGATTCGGCGGCTTTTTACCGTCAATTCGAAGGCTAAATCTTCAGCAAAGCTAGTTCCGATGTACCGAAATCCAGGCATCCGGGTCCATACCCAAGGGACATAGAGGACCGTAAAAATCGAGGATTTTGAGGTTCCTGGGCTGATATTGCAGATTAAATCTGCTTCTTTGGGCTTTCCTTCGAAGATTCGCTCGGTATTTCGCTGGATTTCGTCGCAAAGGTAGGGAATATGCCAGTTGACTTGTAGCTTCTCGGTAGAGACATAAGGCCAAAATGCTTTCACAAAGTGAAAGTAGCTTTGGCGGCATAAGTCCGCCTTTTCTTTGTAGTAGTCAATTTGCATAGTTGAACAGTACCCCTACTTTGGTTAAGATAAGGTTTTCTTATCTAACTTGAGGTGCATAATAATGGCTAAATTCGTTCCGGATCAGAAAGTCACTGAAAAGTATTTGGCATCTATCGAGAGAAGGGCCACTGCCCTTCTGAACAAGATGGAAGGTAAGCCGATTACCGGTATGCGGACACAGTACACCCGACTTGAACTCCGCGAAGCGGAGATGCTAGCCATTCGCCAGCTTTTAGAGAGCCGGCATGGTAGTTGTGCTCGTCTGGCCTTTGATCTGATTAACATAGTAGCGTCGGTGGATACCGACTGGGTGAAGTTCTTCCCGGCTTTCGAGGAACTGGACAGGATGGTTACGCGGGAGGGTTTTCAACTGGTTGGAGATTCTGCTGGGTGGCGTCTTCTGGATTCACAGGGGCGGGTGGATCAAGCGGCTCCAACACTCCGTGAGCTACTAACATGTCACGTAGCCCCACCGGATGATCCGGCAGCCGGATGTAACGGATGCGAGGAGGCGTCAACGCCTCTTGGGGGATGGTTTTCGGATCGATAGTCTGCCCTAGCATTTCTCCGAGCTTGGTCGCAATGCGAACTCGCTCACGATCCCAGGCGGCTTGTCGGATGCCTTTGATCCATTCAACCCGCCGTACACGGCGATTTTCGATGATATCGTGGGCGGCGGTATCTCTTTCGACGATAAATTCGATGAAAGGCTTATATTTGGGGTCTTTCATGGTGGCTTTAGCCCATTTTGACCATGTAGGACTCTGCCGGAAGGTAATCAGGGGGCGAGGATGGCCGGAATTGATGGGAATTTTGAAGCGGAACTTACCGAAATGAGGGATTTTTACTAATCCGACTTCTTGGAGCTGTGCAAACAGCTCGGGGAAGACTTCTTTGACGACCATGTGCACTTCGGCGCGGCTCGCGCCTAGCTTTTTGGCGATTGCGGTCGAAATAGTCTCAACTGTGACGGATTTTTCTTTTTTTGCGGCCATCTCTGGTAGTTAATACGCTATAGTAAGGGTGGTTTTAGAACAAAGTCTATTAGGGAATATAGCATGTCGAATTATGATAAGCAGGTTTTTGAAGAGATGGTGGAGTCTTTTGCTGCGGAATTGACTAAATCCGTGTCTCCGGTGATGCAAAGTCTTGACGAACGGGAAGCCGATCCAAATCGCTCCGGAGCGGCGGCAGCCGCTATGTGTACTGTGGCTGCCAGCTTCATTGCTGCGTGCTTTTCACCTGATTTCGGTGAATCGGAGTCCCGGAAGCTGGTATACGAGACGATGGCTATCGAACTGACGAAGCAGTTCGAGGCCGTCACGGGTAAGGTAGCGTCGGAGACGATGATGGCTATCCTTCGTTCGTCACTTATGGAAGGCTTTGATCCGGAGAATAACTAGGTGAAAATCCTGTTCCTGTGCTTATTCTGCTCCGTCCCCGGTCTACGCCCAGGCGTAGAACAACGGAATGTCGATTTGGTCGAACTGAATCACTACTATGACGCCAAGGGCGTCCACGTCTACGACCAAGTGATTTTCTGGGAGAGGATACCGGGTAACGGCAAGTATCGGGTACAGGACTGGGTATTGGTTGAAGATCAAGACTACTTTAACCGTCGTCCGAGAACCCGTACACCGGGCGTCTACGAGGTCATATGGCATGTCAACGGTAAGCTACTGGTGGTAACCAGTCCTATGCTGAAGGAATCCTGGACACAAGTTGATCCTGAACGTAGGGATCAACTCAAGTGGCCGGTAATCAACCGAAACACCATCAAACCGGTTGTTCTACCAACGGATGACGACGTTAGCGGGGCTCGTTAGCGGATTCTCCGCTTCTAGCCAAGAATTCGGGATAAGGGAAAGTAGCTCCTCCTGGGAGTAGCTATCGACCCCAAACTGGCTACTGATGAAGTTACAGGTCATGTAACCCTTCTTCGACTTCAGGATTACATTCTCCAAGTACCAATCCTGCATCTTCTTATTGCATTCGGAGAATGCATAGTTGCTAAGGCAGAAGTCCCAATTGGCAACCCGGCTGCCGGTAAACAATTCTCCATGTTCTACCGTCAAGTCGTGCTCTCGCAAGTATCGCTCCTGGAGCGATTGAACTTCTGGTAAATCAAAGATGGTATAACTCTGCCAGGATCGCATCGTGCGGGTTACCAATGCTTGGCCGCCATAACCCCCTCCAATCTCTACTATAGCGTCTCCTGACGACATCCCTGCACCGATCAAGTCTCCTAGTACCTTGACGTATCGGAGCGTGCTAGGGCTCACGCTAGGGCCATCCTTGAGGGTGATACAGCGATTGGCTCCGCCAATCTCATCATTCGCCGTGAACCTACCTAACCGTAGATGCAAATGGAGGTAGCTATGCTGGAGCGTAATGATCCTCAGATAAGCTTCTCCTTGCTCGGCAGACGTATGCTCGAATATCGGAACGATATCCGGGTGCCGCTTAAAGGTATTCAGGTCCGCAGTCAAGCACGCCTGCTTGAAAGCCGTATAGTCGCTGATTGAAGTGCTCATAGCATTATGATAACTACTGCCGGCGACTGATGCAAGTATTCTAATTACGGCGTACTTTTCGCCTTAACGCAGAATGCGTTTTAAGGCTACCGGACATAGGAGCGGGGAGTGATAATCCCTGCAATTTCGGCACTTTTCATTTTTCATAAATATAAAAAATAATGGAAAACTCTACACCGTAAAGCCTAAAACTGGACATTTGTGACTCGTATTCGGCTTCAAACGAGTCGGTAATAGGTTTGTGGATGGCAGACGAGCCACGCAGTATGTCCGGTAATGTCCGGATACTCAGGCGTAGGGCTATAAATGCAGGGGTTTTCGAATTACCGGTGGCCGGATAATGTCCGCAAATGTCCGGATACTCGACGGCGGAGCCGTCCCAGAAAGCCGGTATTCCGGTGCATTGACCGCGAAGCGGTCCCGGAAGCCGGTATTTCTAATATTTTGATAAAAATATTAGGGGGTCTGAACCATCCGCCCATCCGGCAAGCCGGATAGTAGCAAGGCTAATGTGACCCCCCTTGCCTACGAATGCAGCATCTGCCTAACTCCCTTGCACCTTAACGCCTATTCCCTAGGCTTCGTCCGATAATGTTTGTTATGTTCGGTTACCGGCTGCCCTTGCTGCCTAGGCCTGCTATGCAGGCCCTCTATGCCTAGGCCTGCTGGGCAGGCCCTTGCTGCCTATGGCCTGCTGGGCAGGCCCTTGCTGCCTATGGCCTGCTGGGCAGGCCCTTGCTGCCTATGGCCTGCTGGGCAGGCCTAGGCTACCCCTTGACCGGTTATTTTATTTCTCGTTTTTCGTAAGTCCTTATGCTATAAGGACTTACGATTTCGGCCTCTTAGCCCTTTCGCAAAAACTAAGTGTCCAGTGGGGAAAGCTGGTTTCCGGTTTCTGGTTTTCTTAGAAGTTTTATTCCCCGCGTTTTTGTTGGTCTAGAGCCCTATTTTGGTAATTCTTGGCGTTTTTTGGAAGATAGTTGGACTTGTCTTGGCTAGTTGCCGAACTAAGATGGTAGTGGCGAAAGGAATCGCTGACGGGAAACCAGGCCTTAGGGCAGGGGGAACCGGTGGCGTCGGAGACGCCGAAGAGGCTAAAGGCTGTCTGATGCGGGAAGCGGTTTCCTGATCCCGATAGTACCGATACTCGTTATAGGAGTCGCTTTCGACTGGTAGCACCGTATAGGGCTAGTCCCCCTTCCTTGAAATACCGATAGCCCCTTGCATGGGAAACACCCCCAGCGAGTTCGATATCCTTCATGGGTAGATTGCTTTAGGTATTTCGTCCGTTCTTTGACAATTTGGATAGCCACTAATCCCCATATACTGGTTGGGGAATGACGGATAGCAATACCGTCTAATCTATCGGCATGGTCGATAGGATTACCCTGAAAAGTAGTCCAATGCCGTTAGTCGCGAAACAATAGTTTCTCGGTTGTTCGTTCTGCCGTATTTTGGGAACGGATAACCTAGTTAGCGATTGTGGGCGATAGATACGCAAACCCTTCTCAGGGAACTACCGATATCTATCGCAATGTCACCATAATAGAGCTATAGGGGAAATATTGTGGAGTCCGCGAAAAAGACTCCAACTATCGAATGAATGAAATGACGGCAAACAAAGTAATGGCTAGCAACTAGGAATTGCTAGCAGTTTGCTAACCCAGAATGGGCGATAGGAATAGAGACTACGAAATACAAACAAACCCACCGATACGAGAATCTAGACGATAAGGAATAGTTAACCTGATTCAGTCTAGATAGCTCCTTTCTAGTGCAATGCTAGATTGTCGGTTTCAAGGAAGCCTATCGTAGGCTCCCTTTTTTGTTTCCTCCAATTGGAGAATCAACATGATAATGATCTGCGAACAAAGTACCCCGATTGCCTTCATTCGTGCCGAATGCATGGACCTATGGCGGGATGAATGTGGCTGGTCAGCCAATTGTAGTTGGGTGCGCCGTCGCACGGTTGTAGTGCCTACAACCGCAAGCGATAAAACCGTAAGCCGACGAATCAAGAAAGCCCTTGGAATCCAAGGAATGCCCGTCGATAGTTGGGCGGGCTCCGATTATTGTTGGCGGGATGGATGCGTTGGCGCATATGCCGATTGGATTGTGTAGTTTTGCCTACCCACTCGTTTTACGCTAAGGAGATACCATGTACCGATACAACTACCGCGATTGGCAAGGCATCCAACAAGAAGTCAAGATTGTAGGCACAATCCTACTTCGTGTTGACGAGATCCGGCTATATGTCACCAAATCCCGGAACGGCTACGCCGTTCACTACTGCCTACAAACGCTACCGGCTACCGATCTAGCCGACGCAATGCGACAATTTTCCGATTGTTTCTGCCATGCTGCCGAGTGCGGGGACTTAAAAGCCCTCCAAACCTCCAAAACAGCCCCGTAGACGCGTTCCGCGTCCGAATAGCTATAACCATACCAGTTGGACGCGGAACGCGTCTAATGGCCCAAATTGACGATTTAACGAGATAACCCGCAAAGGATTGCGAATCATGCTATACCGTGGATGGATTGACGGACAATGGAAAATCACGCCTAATTTAAGTGACCTTGACGGAATTGAATCCGTTGATATTTTCTTCAACGGATTTTGGACTGTTTACTACTAACACTTGGAGATTGAAAATGATTGCTATTCAGACAAAGTATTTGCCGCCAACGAATACACGGGGCTCTCGCATCAAGGCTTGGACCGATTCTGGCTTTTCGGTGACGATCTCGTACCCGCACGAACTTTCGCACGAGCTAGTTCACTTTGAAGCCGTCAAGGCATTGGTAGCCAAACACAATTTGGCTTGGGATTTGACCGATATGCGATACGGCGGAACTGAAAAAGGATACGTCTTTTGCTTTGCGAATTCAATCGTAGAGCAACCGGCAACCGTCTAGACGATACCCGATACCCGGCTAGCTCTGTCCGGCTAGCCGGTCCCGGTTACCGTTTTACCTTACCCACCTTTTGGAGATTATTGAAATGACTCGACCGCTAGCTTACGATCCGCAAAGCGGATACAAGTTCCAGATCCTTTGCCGTCAATATGGTGCCGCTAGTTGGGATCATTGCGACTACGCAAAAGACAGAACAGAGAAAAACTATCTTGTGGACGAATACCGGCTAGCCTATGGCGGCGGGTTTCAATTCAAGTCCATCGTACTTCCTGCCAAGTATTGGCCAAAACTCACAATGAAAGCAATCACAACATGAGACTGATAACCCTTACCAACGATTTCCACAATACCAGCGTAAACCTACGCTGCGAAGTCCTCAGCCATATCTACCATACTGCCGTGGCGTATCCTAACGCCAACCAAATCAAGAAAGCCAAGCGTACTTTGTGCGGTATCGCCGGGTGCAATTGCTCGAACGATGCTGGTATTCGCGGTCGTCAAGAGATTGACGGCAAACGGCTTGAAGTCAATTTGGATTCTTTACACAAAGTTAGGTTTTAACCCATGCCGAAACCACTCAAAACTTATTACGTCATCCGTACCGGATGGAATGCCGCCAACCAATCGATGCGTTCCGCATCCCCGAATCCTAAAAACAGCTTCGAAGCGAACCGCTTCAGCCTAGTATTGATCGTCGAAGCCGATTCGCCAGAGTCAGCTTGTGCCCAGTTTCACGGGACCGTATACAACGGTCAAAGTTTGGTCGCGGTGACCAATAAACGATCCATTCGCGGATTGTCGAAAGCCATTCTCAATTACTACTGTTACGCGGCGGACTTTACATGAATACCCCAATTGATGATATCGAACAATCGGCCTACCTAAGCGGCTACGCCGCTTCCGAACGCCGGTATTCCGTAGACGGCATCCGCCGTCTAACCTACTACACCGCACTGATAGCCGGCTTGGTCGGCTTCGTGATCGGTGGAATCGTTGCGAGGATGTAAAAATGAGCAACGATGATCTATGCCGGTATCAACGATACCGGCGAGAGGGTGAAACTGCCTTGATGGCATATAAACGAACTAGGGGCGATGTCTGCAAGGATGACGACCTAGAGGAATTCAATTGGCCTACCCGGCAACCGGGTTGCTTTTGCGTCAGCTTGATGCATTGGCGGACTGCAATGAAGGTCCGGCCTTGGATTTACTTCCCAATTGCAAGGAGAGGAACCTACCGTAAATGAACTCAATTGAATTTGACCGAACTATGGCCGACGAGTCCCTGGTTAGAGAGCGGCTAAAGCCGCTAGTGACCCAGGACCGTCTAGACAAAGCCGCCCAAAGGCTCCAAAATGCGGTAGAACCGCATCTAGTGCCTTACATGCACAAAAGTAGCCGGATGCGTCCGGACTGGATTATACGGCATTTGGTGCAATCTCACGGGGCGGCGGCATCTGCTGCCCTGACCAATGACACTATCGCACTTGATGCGATGATTGACGCGGCTATTGTGGCCGCGTCGGAATCTACTTACGAACTTTTGACGGAGATTTAACATGGATCTGATTATTGAACTTCTAGTCGGGGCTTTTCTGGTCGCGGCGCTCTCAAAGGGTAAATAACATGCTGATTGATTTGAAACCGGGTTGGTTAGTTTGTGACATAGGTGCGAACACCGGGGCTTGGACCGCTGAAGCGGCCAAGGCCGGGGCTACGGTAGTGGCCTGTGAAGCCCTTGCCGAACACAGAAATGCAATATTGGCTGCCGGTGCCGCTGTCGTGCTGCCGGTAGCCGTAAGTGATATCTGGGACAGTGTGGTTTTCCACATTGGCCAAGATGACCGTTTCAGTAGCGTTAGTCCTTCCTGGGTCAATGAAGCCGGTAAGACATTCGGCTGGGGCTCCCGGCATGTGGAAGTCCGGCGAGTTGATACCCTTCGTTTAGATACTATTTGGTCTGTGTTCGGGCCTTTTGACTTCTGCAAGGTGGACTGCGAAGGAGGGGAACCTGCCGTTATCCGGTCTTTAGGTGATATAAAGCCTGATAGGCTTTCCATTGAATACCACGGCGGCAAGTGCTTATTGCAATCACTTGCCGGGGTTACCGAGGAAGCTATTCAGCTTCTTGGGGATGGGTATATGTACCGCTTCGCTGCCGAATCGAATGTATGGCTAAACGGTTGGGTTGGGATGGCGGAAGCCATCGCGATGCTGCCGGAACTTGACTGGGGGGATTTATACGCCCTTAAACCCGAATGTATCTCGTAATCAGCGACCATGCATACGACCGCCTTGAACAAAGAGTTCAAGGCGAGGTCAAAATACCGGAAGAGAGAATTTTTCGTTTATGTCAACTCGTTGACTCGAACGAGGAATTCCATGTTCGGGATTTCTTGTACAGCTATGTCTGCAAGAAAGACGACTGCGATGCCGTTGTCTTGCTGACTGTGCTGGTGAATGTCACTAATAGCCCTACTATGACTAAGCAAAACAGACGGGCAGAATTTCATAGTCGTCGGCTTGGCCGACAAAACAACAATTGGAAAGAACTGAAAAAATGGAACGAATAACCAAGCTAGCAGTCCAGTTACGTGAATTAGCTGACAAGCTGGAGACATTGGATATCGGGGATGTGGGGATTGATTGTACGATCAACGTATTTGGGGGAAGTCCGTATGGGACCCAATTAACTGCGGACCAGCTAAAGAAAGCCGTGGCTGCATTTACCGCCAGTGGCGGCAATGCGGAGCCCCGAATTTACGAAAACAGCACTTGGATTCGTGTAACGAATGGGGATCTGGGTGCCGTGATTCATTACGCGCCGTCGCTTTTTGGAGAAGAGGAAGTCGTGCAACGGGTGCCGGTAAAGCTCGATCTGGCTAAACTTTTGGGGGATTAAGTAAGCCGTTTCACGGCTTCTGCATCGACCGCGTCGTATGCGAGCAAGCCGTCGGGGTCTATGACGCCAGACGACTCCAGCAACTCGAAGATTTGCGCCTTGACCGCCACCGGCAGTCGGCCTAGATCGATGGAAGCATGGTTTACGTTGACCGTACCTGTATGCTCAATTTTCTGTCCGTACACGTCTTTCATTAGTCTTTCGGCGGCAAAGAGCGTAGCACGCTCACTGCCGGCGGAAACCAAACCCATCAACCGGCCTTCGACAAAATGCCGCTTGGCTGCCTGGATATCGGCAATCATCTCAGCAAACTCCGGATCTTGTTTGATCCATCGCTCGTATTCTCTCACACCGACTTTCAGATTCCGGCATGCCCCGGTTACATCAAAATTATTGTTTAGCAAAGCCCAGGCCAACAGCTTCTTACGCTCCCGTTCTCCTTTTCCTGCCAGAGCAATCATAGCCGCTTGCTTGGCGTCGTCCGTAACCGGACCCGACAAACTGGCCCAGATTGCTTTGGACTCGTCTGATAGGTCGTTTAGAACTGCCGGAAGCCTGTCTGCTAAGGCAGCATCCATTGCGTTCCGCAATACGGGATCGTCAGCTAACAATTGCTTCAAGGCGAACGGCGAAAGGCCGAGTTCCTCGGCCACTTTGGCTTCGTCGCCATGCTTTAGCGTTGCACGATATATTTGCCAGCTTAAATCGGCGTCAGAAGTCACTGTTTCCAAACCCCGCTGACTTTTACGAAAGGTGTCGCACTCTTCCAAGTGCCGGTTACTTTTACAAAAGCCATCGCATCTTTCCATTCACCCGCAACCTTCAGCCGGAAGCCACCCAGAGCAACATTACCACTCTGCAAAGTTGCAGACGCAAGTTGAACCGATAGAGTTCCAGTAGCACCGTTTGCAACTGTAGCAGACGACGAGACAACGCACGAATCAAGTGCTCGGTTGACTTGTGCCGTCAGCCCTGGGCTAAATGTACCAGTCGATACTAGAGTGGCACTTGCAAGGGTTCGCGTTACCGAACCTGATGCACCGGCAGCTAATGTGCCGGTTGCTGACGAAACAACGTCAGCGAGTGTCCTTGTAACCGTACCACTTAGTCCAGCCGCAAGCGTTGCAGACGACGAGCAGGTAACAGCCGCTAGGCTTGCCGAAACGGAACCAGTTACGGAACCAGCCGCACCACCTGTGGACGATAGCGAAGTATTATCGAGTGTGCGTGATACCGTTCCACTTGCACCCGCAGCAAGTGTACCAGTTGCCGAGGAAGTGACGTTTGCAAGTGTTCTGGTAACGCTACCACTAAGTCCAGCCGTAAGTGTGCCAGTTGATGAGCAAGTGACTTGGGCCAGGGTCGATGAAACCGAACCTGTTAATCCGCTTCCAATTGTTCCGCTAGACGATAGCGTTGCGTTTGCGAGTGTAGTATTCGTGCTACCAGTTAAGCCAGCCGCAAGCGTACCAGAACTAGATAGCGAAGCATTATCGAGTGTGCGTGTTACCGTTCCGCTCAGGCCAGCCGCAAGCGTGCCAGAAGCCGACAGCGTTGCCGCTGCTAGTGTAACAGATACTGTTGCCGTTAAGCCACTTCCGACAGTGCCCGACGAGGACAAACTTGCATCGGCTAACGTACTTGATAAGCTACCTGTGGCAGCGTTGGTCAACGTGCCAGTTGCCGACAGCGTTGCATCGGCTAACACTGCCGATACCGTACCATTCAACCCACTTGCTAACGTGCCCGACGAGGAAAGGGTGGCGTTGGCTAACGTGCTTGATACCGAACCAGTTGGAGCAGGAGCAGAAAATAAAGACAGCTTTCTACTTGCACGCTCGTATGCGATGCCGCGACGACTCGCGAGCAGCCGCATTTCTTTACTCGATAAAACTCTGTTGTAAATGCGATAATCGTCACCCAGACCGGCTAATTGCACTGCCCCATCGTCTCGTCTACCAAGTCTAACAGGTGCACCTGAACCAGTCACTTGGCCAGAGAGAGAGCCTAAAAGTACGCTGCCGACAGTCGGAATTCCGTTTACGTAAAATACAGGGTCATCTGTAGCGACTCCAGTGGAAGTCACCCCAATATGTGTCCAAGTATTTACTGCTGGAATTACAGGCCCAGTGTGCAAGACATAGCCACCAGCATTCGCACGTACTAAGGCTAAATCGTTGCCAGAGGTATCGGTGCGAAAGTCGAATGGATTCGCAGTAGCTCCGTTGCCCGCGTGTTTTCCAAAAAAATGATGCAACGCAACAGACTTTACGTTTACCCATGCTGCCAGAGTGATAGCCCCTAAAACATTTGCATCCGACATGGGAATGTTTACGAAGTCATCTGTCTCGAAGTCTAGGCATAGCTTGCCCTGACTAACTAACCAGTCCGACGACTCCATATTCGTCAACGTACCGTGATTCTGGTACACCGAATGATCGAACAGCCTCCCACCAGTCGCACCAAGACTAGGTGCCCAAGCACCCAAGCACCCATCCCACAGGCTTGCATACTTTGGTGTGCCACCACGTCTCGGTGAATAGAACCCACTCCGGTAGCTCGGGTTGTTCGAGCTCGGGATAACAATCGCGGATAAGGTGCTAGGTCCGGTGCCTGTAGCCGACAGAGTTGCACTACCAAGCGTCGCGGTCAGCGTACCTGTTACACCTGAAGCTGGCTCGACGAGCAATTCATCGACGTACCAGCCCGCAGGAATCAGTTCTGCTTCCCACCATGCTAACGGTTCTAGATGTCGATCAAACGCACCGATCCGCGCCATTTAGTCGCCCCCACCTTCTTCAACAGGAGGAGGAATCAAAGACCACTCCGAATCGACGTATTGCCAACCAGGACCGGCGTAATCGGGACATTCAATAACAGTCAAATGGACCGGTGCAGTCCAAGCCTCGATCCCATCCCAAACACACACGTTAAAGACTTGACCTGATGCTGTCAGTAACGCCCAACGTGTCACCATGATATTATGATCCCATAGCCGCCGCCTCCGTTGCCACCCCGGCCACCGACGCCGGGGTTCATGCCGCACCCGCCGCCGCCTCCGCCGCCGCCACCTTTGCCCCCGTTGCCGCCGTTTGCGCCCGCAGTAGATGCCGTGACAGTCGTTCCGCCACCACCTCCGCCTGTGCCGCCGACGATGCCGTCCGTGGCAGCGCCATTCGCGCCTGGGGTCGGTGATGCGCCGCTTGCGCCCGCTGCGCCACCCAGCCCGCCCGCCGTAGCGCCAACGCTGTTGCCTGTGCCGCCGCCTGCCGATGCGTCTACGGTTGCGGGGGTGCTGCTGTGACACCCGCCAGATCCGCCGCCACCGCCACCCCACCGGGCAGTGCCGCCGGCAGTCACCAAGGGCACGGTTGCGCTGTTGCTGGACCCGCCACCGCCCGCGCCGCCTTCCCAAGTGGGACCAAACGCAGTCGAATTGCTGCCGTTTGTTGGTTGCCCCGCAGCACCCGCGCTGCTTATGGTTCCCTGGGTGGCGCTATGAGTGCCCGCCCCGGTGCCGCCGTTGGAAGTCGCGGCGCTGATCGCACCGCCAGTCCCCGCAGCCCCGCCATAGGCGAAAAGTAGCGTGTAAGTCGTGGCCCGAACATACGACGGAGATCCAAAAAGCGGATTCAAGCCCGCTGCGCCAGCCGTGCCGCCACCACCACCACCGCCGCCCAATCCGATCACGACAGTTAATTTTTCGGGCAGAGAATCGGTCGGGAAAATCTGACTGGCGCACAGCCCCCCGCCGCCGCCCGATCCACCTTTAGCGACAACGGCAGTTGCCAGAGACGCGCCGCCTCCGCCGCCGCCTCCACCGCCCCACAGCCGGATAAGGGTCAGCCCGGTGCGAGGACCGGTCGGCTTGGTCCACGTTCCACCCGGGGCATCAAAAGTCTGAATGTCCGCCGAAGGGAACGGAGATGACACCTTCCACCCGCTTGCTTCGTCGAAAATCAATCCTGACTGGGCAGGAATGCTACCGCTCCACAAATCCGCCGTCGTTGTTCCATCCGTATGCAGCACTGTAATTGTCTGAGCCGCTGAATTGTGGTCGTTCCATACCGATAGAAACTTTACGACTCGGCTATCGCTCCCACTAGGGCTGCCCACTACGTCAGTTGTGGTTGCCGCTGCTATGCTCGTGTTGAGCCTGTCAGGTGTAACCGTACTACCGGACAGGTCCACATAGGAAGCGTGAACTAGGACGCTGTTCGATGAACTTGTTGTGACTCTGATTTTGTCGCTGGTTGACGTTAGGTACATTTTTTATTACCAAGAGATTACGACACAGTATCCAGCGCCACCAATGCCGCCAGCACCACCAAGACCCGGGTTGCTACCGCGACCACCACCACCGCCACCGCCGCCACCAAGCCCGCCCGCGCCGCCCGCTGCCCCACTCGCGTTTGCCTGCACAGTCGAGCCACCACCGCCGCCGCCCGCGCCGCCCGTTGTGCCGTTGGTGGCCCCGCCCGCATCGCCGGGCAGAGGTGCCGGGCCGCTCGTGCCCGCTGAGACGCCCGCCGCGCCCCCGCCGCCAACAGACGAGCTAAAACCGCCGCCGGTCGTCGGGCTGGTTGCCGCAGGAACTGCGCTTGTTCCACCGCCCGAACCGCCGCCACCGCCGCCAAAAAGCGAGCCGCCGCCAGAGGTTGAAGCGGCAGCATTTGTCGAGCCGCCACCGCCGCCACCGCCGAAGTGACCGTAATAACTATTACCCGAGCCAACCGCCCCCGTGACGCCTTGAATGTCGAAACCCGGCCCGGACGAAATTGGCTGCCCCCCGTTGCCGCCCACCGCTGCGGTGGCTGTTTGACCGGCAGAGTGCCCGCCGCCACCACCCCCGCCGCCAGTTGCAAGCGCAGAGTTTTGCCCGCCTCTTCCGCCGCCGCCGCCATAGCCGGTCAGCAGTGAGCCGAATGTCGTGTTGCCGCCGACGCCACCATCGCCGCCCGATCCACCAGCCGTTGCACCCGTGCCCGCCGAGCCACCTGCACCGATGGTCACCGATACGTCATTGGCAAGGTCCGAGGCCAAGAAAATCCGCTCGACAAAGCAACCACCGCCGCCTCCCCCGCCGCCCTTGGTAACGGTCGCAGTTGCCAGCGAAGAACCTCCGCCACCGCCGCCACCTGCACCCCAGACGCGAACCATCACAACGCGAGGGTTAAAGCTGGTCGGCTTGTTCCATGTGCCACTTGCGGAAAAGGTTTGAATGTTTGTCGGTCTAGAATTGCCCGTTACTGTCCAGCCTTGCCCATCGACGTAGACCAATCCTGATTGGCTTGGCAGACTGACGACATAAATATCAACGACTGTCGTCCCGTCGGTGTGTTGCACTGTAACCGAATTAGCTGAACTGCTAGAGTCGTTCCAAATGGAAACGTACTTTATTTTTCGTTGCGTGCTACTCGCAGGGCTTGCAACTATATCGGTCGTCGCGGCTGTGCTGATAGAACTGTTAAGCCGTCCAGGTGTAACCGTACTACCAGAGAGGTCCACGTAGCTAGCTTGCACGCGAACATCACCAGCTACGGAAGTGACCAATCGGATTTTATCGCTGGTGGATGTCAGCAGCATGTTATTGAGCCTCTGGTGGCATTGGAGTAACGATGACTCTAGAAGCGTTGGCTGTGTTCTCTAAGTTGTCACCTGCCGATGCGTTCCAGACACCGATGGAATAGTATCGGCTAGTGATTGGTACGTTCTGGAAACGTGCAATGATATCGGTCGCTGTTGATGTGGTATCTACAATCACAGCACCGATTAGTATTCCGTTGCGTCTCTTGTCCGCTGTCAGTGCAGCGTCCGAAGTGCCCAGCGTTCCATCCATGTAGGTGCCATCACTTTGGAACAAATACAACTCGACAGCTTCACCAAGTGCTGGTGCAGTTTCAAACTGAAAGACTCCAATCACTTCATGTGGTTCTGCTTGGCTACCTGCTCCACGGTCATAACGAGCAGAAACACGACCCGCACCGAATCCTAGGTTGTTCAGCGTGATAACAACATCGCCACCGCTATCGCGAAAGACGACTGGAGTTTCGACTGCTCTGTAAACTTTACTGGGCATTGCGTGCCTCGCTTATGTGATGAGAACCAATCTTCACCGCACCGACAATCGAAACAAACGAAACCGTTTCCGTTCCTAGTGCTGCTAATGATGTTGCTTGTGCTTGCGTCATCAATCCAGTCAGCACTAAACCACCCACAAGCGTTTGCACCGAAGCTAAAGCAAAATCGATTGTCAGTATCTTGCCTGACGTATCGTCAATCCAATCTCTTGCCGCAATCGCTAGACCGCGAACAGTGACGAGACTCTCGGCAGGTATCGCAAGCGGGTTGCCTGGCTCGGTAGCCATGACAATGGCAGACCAATACTGGTTTTCGATTGCATGCTTTTTGACTTCCCACGTTGGGACTAAACGATTGCGTGTTACTGTCTTCGCGTTGAGCAAATCGGCAATAGCAGCATCGTTTAGGCCGTCATACTCAGGCTTGGCAATCTCTGTTTTAATAGCTGCCATGTCCATAGTTAAGCGTTGCCGTCTGTCAGGGTAAACGTGTTGACAGTAAAGGATTGACCTGCGGTGAATGAAGTTGAAGAGACTTCCATGTCACCACCGCCGCTAGTTGCTGTAACTGTTCCCTGGATAAAGCAAGTCGTACCGTCCTTTGTCGATTGCGAGTTGTAGACGCAGAAATGACCTGCGGTACCAGTAGCATCGGCAGACAAATCTTGCCATGTTCCTGCAATAGCTTTCGCACCCGAAGAGGCTGCTGCCATCCAGTCCGATGGAAGGTTGATTGTCGCCAGCACTGTTCCGGTTCTTGCTGCTGCACAGTTTGCTGGAACAGTACCACTTCGAATCTCCAGCGAACACGACGTTCCGTTCGTGCTTTCGATTGTGTCAAGCCTTGCGTTGCGTGTTGCAACATTAAATTGAATTGCCATTCGTCTTTATCCTTTTATGGAGTGTACTGTAAATAGATATCACCATCGTTACCGCCCGATGGTGCCGCTGTGCCGAATGTGATCACCGTGCCTGACGGTCCAACTGGACCTTCTTGCACAATGACAATTACATCAGGACCGTTAGTTGTATCAGGAATTACGATAACATCAGGCATCTTCGTTATCTCCTCCCTTCAAGTTAAGTTTACCGTAAAGCCACGTAGTCTCTATTCCGGCTTGCCGGAACTCGACTTCGTAAGTCGGCTTAACGCCGTCTTCATAGACGGCGTTGCCTATGAGGCGAGTATCTGCCGGCGTCAGCGTAGCCGACGCTTGGTTGCCGGAAACCGTCACTGTTCCTGCCGTGGTCGATTTCTCGACCAATTTCGTATCGCCGTTGAAAATTGTCAGAATTACACTTGTACCGCTAAGAGGATAAGACGTGGTACTCGTCTCGGTATCATCGGTATAT